CTGAACTCACCAACTCCAAACTGCATCCTGATAAGTTAAAAGCTCTTGATCTTTAATGAGCGTTTAGCTCGGCTCTACCGAAAGTCACTCGCTGAAAGCGAAATATAAAGTTAAACCAACCAAAACACTGTACTAATATTGATATAATGTTAACTATTCAATGATTTTTTTTATTATGCCTAAGACAATTTATTACAAATCAATTCCTAGAGAACTTGAACGATTAAATATTACACAAAAAGAAGCTGCTAAACTGTTAGGATTATCACTTAGTGGTTTTACTTCACGTATAGCATCAAACAAACCCATTACACATTGGATGATCTATGGATTATCTAATTATTTAGAGCTAAATAAACCTAAAAAACGTATTAAGAATGCCAAATAAAAAAAGTTTATATTATATTTCAGAGCCAACATGCATTAGTTTTTCAGGTGGAAGAACGTCTGCTTATATGCTGCATAAATGTTTAGAAGCGCATGATGGTAAATTACCTGATTACGCAAAAGTAGTTTTTGCTAACACAGGTAAAGAAATGCCACAGACGTTAGATTTTGTCAGAGATGTAAGTACACATTGGGATGTTGACATAATTTGGTTAGAACGATTTGCAAGACATTCTCGTGATGATGAGCCTAACAAATTTGCTTACGATACAAAAGTTGTAAATTATGATACTGCCAGTAGAAAAGGTGAGCCTTTTGAAGCCTTGTTAAATACCATGGGATATACACCAGCCCCAATGATGAGATTTTGTACTGCACAATTAAAAATTGAAGCAATAAATGAATATCTTAAAAATGAATGTAATTTTGAAACACCTTTTTTATCGTTTATAGGTATTCGTGGTGATGAACCAAGAAGAGCAGCAAAAATGAAAGGTAATCTTAGGCAAGGCACAGAAAGATATTGCCCATTGTATTTAGATAATGTTACTGCTTTAGATGTATCAGAATTTTGGAAAAATAATAATTTTGATTTAAATTTGCCGAATGAAAACGGTGTTAATAATCTAGGTAATTGTGATTTGTGTTTTTTAAAAGGTGCAAAAATTAGACAAAGTATTATTAGAGAAAAACCTGAATTAGCTGATTGGTGGATAGATCAAGAACAAAAACTAAGTGACATAGCTGGTAAGCCAGTACAGTTTGATAATAAAACACCATCATATAAAACTATGAAATCAG